TGATCACCGGCAGCGCGGTTGCGCACTATACCAAGTACGCCGCAGGCAAGCGCGCCATCGCCTTCTGCGTGAGCGTTAAGCACGCCAAGGATGTGGCTCAGGACTTCAGGGCCGCAGGCTACACCGCCAGTCACGTTGATGGCGGCATGGATGAGAAGGAACGCGACGGCGTGCTCAAGGCATTCGAGGATGGCCGCATTCAGGTGTTGACCAGCTGCGATCTGGTGAGTGAGGGCTTCGATCTCCCAGCTGTTGAGGTTGCCATCCTGCTGCGACCAACCAAGAGCCTGTCGTTGTACCTGCAGCAATGCGGGCGCGCGATCCGACCGCACGACGAGAAGGATCACACGATCATCCTCGACCATGCTGGGAACACGATGCGTCATGGCTTCATCGATGATGAGCGCGAATGGGTTCTGACTGACGGCGAGGCGCGCAAGTGTGCCAAGAAGGACGCGGTGGCATCCATCCGCACCTGCACCCAGTGCTTCGCGGTTCACAAGCCTATGCCAGCCTGCCCAATGTGCGGGTTTGCTTACCCCCTGAAGAGCCGCAAGGTGATGCAGCAGGACGGTGAGCTGCACATCCTGAACAAGTCTGGTCAGGCGGGTGAGCGCACACAGGAGGACGTTCTCAATGAGAAGTTCCGCGTGTTGGTCAACGTCGCGAGGAAGCGCGGCTATTCGAACCCAAGTAGGTGGGCGTTCAATGTGATCTGCGGGCAGGAGAGTGCCCGACTTGCCAAGCGGCGCAGCGCGCAGGGGCTCAAGACAGTCGACGGAATAACCGATAGCGAAAGGCAAGAGATATGGAAGGCGACGATGGGGAAAACCTCGAGTACATCGAGGTAAGCGTCCCGACACAGCTGGTCAGGCGCCTCATCGATGCAATCACTGATGTGATGCAGGAATGGGGGGAGGAGGCAAAGGACAGGGGCGAAGTATTTACCGCCCTCGTTGGCAACTCAGCGATGCATATCGCAATAGATTTCATCGATGCCAGCATTGAGAAACTGCATGGGGAGACACTGCAATGAGCATTGGTTATTTTTCAGATGAGTTCTGCAGCGACCTGAAGAGTTACGCGAAGACCAACAAGGAGGCTGCGCCATATTATATCCGCATCAAAAGGAGCATTCAGCGCCACGCCATTCACTTCGCGCTCCCGCATGGGGGATACATCCTGCCAAAGGATGGGGATGAGGTGTCCATTGATACGGACATCTTGCGTCCGCCGTTCCCGGTCACTGTAATAGAGTATCCTGAGGGTGGAGGGATTCTAGGTCCAAACGAAACGCCCTCTACGAAGCGCCTAGTTATGGCTGTCGACGAGGGCGATAGTGTCGTTCTGTTCCCGGCCTATTACTCTGACGCATATGATATGTGGCATCCTCCAATCCTCTATTGGCGGTTCAAATACAGCCGAGATTTTACTCTGAGTAGGACGAAGCCAAAGGACTTCGTGGACAGTGACGTCATTCAATATGGCGAGGGGTGGAATATGGCTTGGAAATCTCAAAAGTTCCCTATGTCCATAGAGGAATACGCCTCGATGGAACTTCGCAACATTAATCAAGAGCTGTCCGTTTACATGGATTTCTGCTTGGCTATGTCCCAGTACGAGACTGAGATCGTTGATCAAAAGCCTGACGCCCAAACGCAGAAGCTAAGAAGGCTTCGCGGGAAGAAGCCTCTGTACACATACAAGGTGATCACCATCACTGGGAAGCGGAAGGTTTCCAAGGAAGCCAAGGGAGGGACGCACGCATCCCCCGTCACCCACCTGCGGCGCGGGCACTGGCGGCATTACAAGTCAGGCAAGCGCTGTTGGATCGAGGCTGCCATGATCAACGGCAAAGACGGTATGGTGGTGAAGGATTATAAAGTGGAGGCGCGTCATGACCAGTGAAGCAGCCATCCAGCAGAACATCCGCCTCGCCCTTGGCATGCGCGAGGACATCATGATGTTCCGCATCAACGTCGGCAAGTTCCGGCCGCTCGATGGTGGCCCGCGCGTTATTCAGTCAGCGCCGGAGGGGACGCCTGATCTGTTGGGTGTGATGTCGCCCGGCCGCGCCTTCGCTATTGAGGTGAAGACCGAGAAGGGAAAGCAGCGCACGGCGCAGGTCGCATGGCAGAACGCATGGGAGAAGCGCGGCGGTATATATATTTTGGCGCGCTGTGTTGACGATGTCTACAAAGGGCTTGACATCCAGCCGTAACCGCATACATTTGTAGAGCAATAATAATCAGGAGCATAACAATATGGCGCACATACAAGTACGCGACGAGGCCCATTGGCATGAGCTTCGCGCAAAGCACATCGGCGGCAGCGACATCGCTGGCCTGTTCGGCCTGTCGAGCTTCACCACCCGCTGGCAGCTGTGGATGGAGAAGTCCGGACGCATGTCACCGGAGGACATCTCTGGCAACAAGTCCGTTCAGGCTGGGACATTCCTCGAAAGCGGCATTGCTGCATGGGCTGCACACCGCTGGAAGATGCCGGTCACCAAGGTGAACGACTATTACACGGTCGATGACTGTCCGGGCATGGGTGCGTCGTTCGACTTCGTCACTGAAGGCGGTCACCCTGTCGAGATCAAATGGTCATCGACGTTCGCGGATGGCTGGGAGTACGAAGGCGACGTGATCACTGACGCGCCGGAGAACTATATCCTTCAGGTCCAGCACCAGTTGGCTTGCACGGATGCTGAGTATGGCTGGCTGGTCGCACTGCTGCGTGACGAGCCGCGCCGCATGAAGATCCCGCGCAATGAGAACATCATCAATGCAATCAAGGCTGAGGTGCGCGCATTCTGGCAGAGCATTGAAGATGGCTTTGAGCCGGAGGTCGATTACTCTGCTGACGCTGAGGCCATCGGTCGCCTGATGGAGCAGACGCCGATCACTGACATCACCCTTGGCGGTGAGTATGAGCAGCTGTTCATCGACTATGTCAAAGCGACTGAGGACGAGAAGGTGGCCAAGGCGATCAAGGATTCGACCAAGGCTGAGATCCTTATCGTCGCAAGGGCTGAGATGCTGAAGCAGAACACGTCGCAGGATAAGGCGAAGGTGGTCTGCGGTTCACGCAAGATGTCGATCAGCACGGTGAAGCCCAACTTCGGGACCACGATCACAGAAGAGATGGTCGGCGAAGTTATCAACACCCGCAAGGGATATCAGACAGTGAGGATTTCATGAGCGATACCGTAATCAGGGTGAACGCCGAGAAGCTATCGGAGCTGCGCACAGCATGCACTGAACACCCACTTAAGCCCACAATCAAAGCCGCGACAGAGCGCGGCATCGACCTCGTTATTAAGGAGCTGGAAGATGGAACAAGGAACGCCAAGTAACCTTCCTGCCAAGCCGATTGATCGGTTCAAGCAGGAGATCGTACTGCGCAAGGAGTCTGTCATGAACAGGCTGCCGCAGCACTATAGCTGGGAGCGGTATCAGGGCATCGTTGAAGGCGCGGTCATGAACAATATGGACCTGCTGGAATGCGACCGTAAGAGCTTGCTGATCGCGTGCCTCGATGCGGCTTCGCTAGGTCTCGACCTCAACAAGTCGATGGCTGAGGCTGACATCCTCAAGGTCTGGAACAACAAGACCAAGCGGTATGAGGCGCAGTTCCGTCCGCGTTACAAGGGTTTGATGAAGCTGGCGCTGCAGACCGGAGAGGTTCTGAAGATCGAGAGCCGCATCGTGTATGAGAACGATGAGTTCGAGATCATCGAAGGCACCACCGGCAGCATCATCCACAAGCGCAAGCTCAGCGGTCGCGGCGGCATGATCGGCGCGTACTGCGTGTGGACCCTGCGCAACGGCGAGACGCAGTTCGAAGTGATGAGCAAGGAAGAGATCCACGCTATCCGCGACCGCTCCTCATCGAAGACCAAGGAAGGCAAGGTCGTGGGCCCGTGGGTCACCGACGAAGCTGAGATGTGGCGTAAGACTGTGGTGCGCCGCGCCACGAAGTATATGCCGATGTCGCCTGACGCAGCGCGTGCGGTCCACAGGGATAACGTGGCAGAGGGCGTGTTCGAAGCCGACGACTATGACGGCGACACGTTCGACATCACAGACTTCGATGATGGAGAAGTGATCGAGGACGAGGGTCCGGCGCCAGCTGAAGAGAAGGTGTCGACGCTTGAGGAGAAGCTTGCCAAGGTGCGCAGCGTCGAGCCAGCGCAGCACGTCGAGATCGAAGTTCTTGAATGCGTCGAGGACGAAGACGGCATCCCTGACTGGGATATGTGGGGCGAGAACGCCATCCGCATCGTGTCAGGACTTGACCCAGCCGTGCGCAAACAATGGCGCAAAGTTCATGCATCCATGATGGATGAAGCCGAGCTTATGTCACCCAATGCGGTGAACAAGCTTTTGAAACTGTTCAACTAAGAGGAGCTAACCAATGGCGAAGAAGTACGATCTGTCCGTGAAGACGGGCGAATACACGGATAGTCAGGGCCAGACCAAGGGCCGGTACATGAACATCGGCGTGATGATGGAAACCGATAAGGGTCCGTACATCCTGCTGAACCGCACGTTCAATCCGGCTGGCGTGCCCGGCAACAACGACCGCGACAACATCATCGTGTCGCTATTCGAGCCGCGTCAGGAGGGCCAGCAGCAGGCGCCAGCACAGCAGCGTCAGGCTCCGGCCCAGCGCCCGATTGACGACGACGTCCCTTTTGATTGAGGGGAGCGGGTCATGAGCGGTAATTAATTACTGCCCACTCCCCCTTTAAAAACTCCGTTAGGCATGATACACCATCTATCCTAACGGAGTTTTTTTATGACAGAAGAGATATGGATGCCGGTCCCATCAAGGCCGGAGATTATGGCGAGCACATTTGGTCGGATTAAGTTTCCAGACAGGGAGGCGCCAATGCCTCGCGGTGGCATGAGATCTTACATCACGAAGCCTACCTATGGAACCACAACGAAAGCTAGCAAGACAGCGCGCCACACCTATAAGGGTGCGTACAATAAGTTCTTTGGCAACCTGAAGGTTCATCGCCTTGTTTGCGAGGCGTTTCATGGGTCTCCCCCTGAAGGAAAAACGTACGTTCTCCATCTTGACGAGGACGCTCACAACAACAGGCCTGAAAATCTTAGATGGGGCTCTCAGAAAGAGAACCTGAATGCGCCGGGCTTCATTGAATATTGCAAGGGGCGCACAGGTGAAAACAGCCCCACGAAGAAGCACCTAGCGAAAATCGGCGCGTCCTAAGGCTGTTCAGGATAGGGGGAGGATTCGTCCTCCTCCTCTTCTTCTGGAAGCATGCTATCCTCGTCTTCTTCCACCAGAAGATCACGCTGCTGCTTCAGCCACGCTTCTCTTTTCAGCTTACCGACAGTGGTAATCCGCATTTCAGGATACAGCTCAAGCATAACGGCTTCCTTTAGGGCCATACTTGACGGCGGCTTGACGGCATCCTCCATACGGCCGGCGTCGATTTCCCTCTGGAAATCCGCAAGAACCTTTTCAAATTCC